GGCCTCGGCGCTAAGTCGCGCACCGCCACGGTAAGCATCCATCACAAGGACGGCTCCGTCCGTCGCTATGTCAAAGTCAACGCACCGGCTACCGAAGTGGCCGAGGCGTTCCATGTTCGCGGGTATCCGGTCAACGTTTAGGCGTGAAAGCTCACGCCTATCGCAGCACCTATGCGCGCTACGTGCGGTCGAAGGTGCGGCACACGCTAGCGGCGTGATTCCAAGGAAAATCGTTACAAGTCCAGACACCCCCGTGTCATCACTGGCACGGGGGTTGTTTGTGTCTGGGATCAAATGGAATTCATTACGAGTTGGCGCGTAGCGGGCATGCTCCCGGTCGGTCGGCGACAGTGGCGCGGGAAGCATCGGGCAGAACCGAACCTACGCGGCCCGTAGAGCCACGCTGGCGAGCAATCACCCTCACTCGCTTGTGGAGACACACGGGCGGGTGTCTGGACTGTCTAAGGTGTCTGCGTGCGCCGTGGTGATGGTGTCCGTTATGCCCCGGAAGTTCAGCTCTTGGCACACGATGCCCCAATCGCGCATCAGGTCATCGTGCCCGTTCGCGTGGCGTGGCGTGCGCTGAATGTCCGCATAGATGCGCCGTGCTTCGGCGACTAGCTCACGATCGCCTAGCAGCATGAACGGTTTCCGCTCGGGTGCGTCGGGTGCGTCACCTCGACCAGCGGCGGCCCCCGGATTGATGGGTGAGTGCGGCCCCACGGCTTCCCTCTGTTCGCAGTGTGTTTACGCAAGTGCGCTGAGCCTATACCAGACACTACGCACAGACCAGACAGTCAGACCAGATCAGACAGTCTGCGCACGTCAGACAGCACTTGAGAGCATGGAAGGGTGCCAGCCGAACGGGGACCAATCCCGCCATCGAGGCGAGTCGAGGCAGACTTGCGCGCTCGGCTGGCTGCGGGCGAGTGGCCGAACGCTGGCGATCGTCTGCCGTCCGTGGGTGACTTCGCTGCGGAGTACGGCGTTGCCCGGTCAACCGTGATCAACGCGCTACGGCGCATCGAGGCAGACGACTTGATCGAGATCGTTTCTAACTGGGGAACATTTCGAAAATAGGGTTCTTACCTGCCCAAACGCAACGCCGCGGAAAGTCAGGACGAAAGTCCCAAAGACTAGACCACTCCACCAGAGCAAGTCTGTCAAAAATCGCCATTGTCGCAGCTCAGACGCTAGACCACTGCACCTCAAGCCACCCTAGACCAATCCCAAAAATCGAGGTACCTTGGAACTATGGCACTCAGTGCCACAACGAAAGAGCGAAAAGAGCGAAGGACATGAGCGAGTTTGGAATCCTCGACCTGATTGTCATCGAGTGGCTTAAAGCGCACCGTGACGAATTGCTGAGCAACGGTATCGAGGATGCCCCGGCACCGATGCGCGATTGGCTGCATACCCGAGCAGCATCGGCGAGGTTTTGCACGTGGCCAGGGTGCAACGCACTATTGACGTTCTGCGGTCGAGGTAGGCCACCGAAATACTGCCCCGACCATGCGAAGGCAAGCAAGGTCAAGAGCGATCGAGCCCGGCCCCACGGCGGGCACACGTCGAGGGTTTATCCGCAGTGCTGCAAGGATGCCCGCAAAGAAAATGAGCGGGTGAGGGTTTGCCCCCAGCATCGCGAGTGGTCGGTTATCGTGCGCGGGCGAATTGCGGTGGCCCGTGCTGACCGATTGCAGGCGGCCGACGAGCGGATATCTCAATTCGAGAGCCGGGAGCAGTACGGCGACATCGAGGCAATCAACGGCGGGTTTAGCTTCAAAGAGCGGAAGAGCTTTAACCGACCGATCAAAGAGCCTGCCAAGCAATGCGAGCTAGGGTGGTCGAGGAATCCCACCTATCCGAAGAAGAGCGGGCATCGGTTGCCCCCGTGCTGGTCTGGTCTGATCGGTGAGCTTGACCGTAAGGCCAGGGCATACCTCGCGCGAAATAAAGCCCTACGTACGGGAGGAACTGAGCACACCCTCGCCGCATGACCTGCAAGGCAAATTGTGCTCAACGTGCTCGACGGCTGGCCGTGCTTCGCTCTCACGGCTGGTCGTCTTGCGCGCTCTTATCACTCACATATGGAGGATTGAAATGAAGTGCTGGCACCCGAATTGCACGGGAGTTCACGACAACAACCGCTATCACGAGCTATGCCCACGGGCACTCGATCGCAAGCGGGCAAAGGATAGGCAGTATTGCTCGACTGCCAAGGGGATTATGAAGGGGGTCCGCAGTAATGCGGCCCGGCGTTCTCTGCCCTACTAACCACTACGAACACTCGATCACACGTGGATCAATGGAATGCCAAAGTCATACTCTACAGATGAGAGTTTCGTTAGAATGATCATCACTGTCGCAGACCTCGAACTAACCGAGACAGAACGTAAGCACATGAATGGCCCCTGGCGGGTGTGGGAAGCCGCACTCCGTAGGTTGAATAACTACGGGCATGCACCATTTAGGCCAGGCGAGCTAACTAAGATCGTATGTGGCGTTGATACCCCTTCCAACCGCAATAGGGTGAGAAATTGGATGAAAGGTCTAGCGGCTATGGGAAGAATTGCTCCGCTAGCCAAGGGTGGGAGCACTCAGCTTTGCATCCTCATCAATAACCACGTCGCCAATCGTGGCGCGGGTAAGCCGATGGACTTTATGTGTTGGGAACCTAGCCACGCGGATTGCCGTAAGCGGCATTGGCCAGAGGATGCCCCAGTGGTCGAGCACGTGCCCCAGGCCTTCGAGGATGCCCGCTTGGAGCTGGAAGACGACCCAATGGCGAGGGTGCCCGCACCTCGAAGTGCAGTGCATGACACTCGGCAAGCCGACAGTGCATCGCTCGAAGACGACCCTTGGTACGGACTTGACGATCAATGACCACGTAAATCGTGGTGGATGAAACGCTATGACCAGCGGTTATATCCCCTAAGAGTCATAGATGTATAGATGGCTAGAGCGTCGGGCAACGGTCACCGACGCCTAGCCCCTTGGTACTTCCTTTGGAGGGAAGTACTTACTAACTACTGAGGGTATGGCGTGCGTACGTACAAGACTGAGGGTAGTGCTCTCCGAAGGGTCAACTACCTAAGACACACCTATAGCATATGGCCAGGGTACTACCTAACCGATGAAGGTCGGTGGGCATTGACGTTTGATCCTCTGGAAGAGATGGGTATCTGATGACTAACCCACGTGAGTACGTTGCTCAGCGCTATTGCCAGCGTTGCAAGCGGAACGAGTGGGCGGATATCCAGTGGTGGCCTGAGCTTGTGAAGATCGCTTTCCGTGAGTGTGGCACCCGTCGCGCGCTGCACCACGTCGAGCCCAATGACCCTCCAACGCGCTGAGCGATCGAGGTCGAGTTTTTCATAATGCCTGTTCTCGACCGTCGGGCTCGAACGCGATTCTCTAGAGACCTGATTTTCCCGAGATGATCATGAAAAGTACCCACCCATACGCGGGCGACCACAAGAAAGCACGAGCGGCGGCCCTAGCAGCATTGGTCGAGGGTACGAAGTGTCACTTCTGCGGGCGGCCGATGTACTCCTGGCAAGCGCTCGACTTCGACCACCTAACCCCCTTGATCAAGGGTGGTGCGCCAAACGGCCCCAAGCGTCTAAGCCACGCGCATTGCAACCGCTCGGCTGGCCAATACCTAAGCGCTAAACGGCGCTCTCTTGGCACTGCCCGTACACCCTCCACACCCAAACGGCGGAAATTGCCCGTTTGGTAACTACAAACTTGCCCGGCCGACTGATACCAAGCGGTTTCTTTGATCAGTTTCCTTACGCTTAGGTATGACGACACTTTCGGCCGGGTACCTTTGCCTCGTGGGCTTTGGTCTGCTCTCACCACGGGGCATCGCCCGGTATTGGCCGTCGAGCGGTTTAGGGTCCGCTTAGGCGGTATTTGACCCTTACCGGGCACCCATTCCCGCGAGGCTTGCCCTCTTCCCTTGCGGGATAACGGCGATGTGCGGCGCATCGCCTAATTGCCGGAGGTTGAGCGCTCCCGATAGCTTTTCCCACTCGGATCGGTTGAGCGCTCCCCCCGGCACCTAATCTTCCCTCGCCTGATAATTCGTCGGGTCCGCGCGAGGGAATGCCGGTAATTACCTACACATTCCGCCGCAACGGAATCATGCACGCAGGTTTTTATGTGATGGGCCTTGCGTGATGGGCAATCCGGCAACCCCCGGTCAGCTTTCCTTTTGGGTCTCCTTGGGCTGGCCGGGGACAAAAGCTTCCCCGTAAACCGCCAATCATAGCGGTAAAAGCGGGTGTGAGAGACCGTGGTCAATCATAGCCACGGGCTCGGGGCAGGAAGTAGCGATCCTGCCGACCTCCCAAATCAGGGAGTAGAACGATTATCGAATGTCGTGCGGCCAACCATAGCCAGCGGCGGCCGATCTCTCGTTGTCTTGTCAGCAACGACACAGATTGGATTGCCTAAGATGGCAACTATCTATCAGCTAATCGCCAAAACTGAAGGTGCGATTCGCGAAAACAAGGAACGTGAAGAGTCTATCCGTTCCGAGATCGACGGTATGATTACCCGCGCCGAGCGTGCCGGGCGTACCGAAATGTCCGATAGCGAGCAGGTTAAGAGCGAGGCTCTTCTCCGCGAGGTCGAGCAGCTTAAGTCGGCTCGTAAGCGCATGAATGCTCAGCTTGCCGAAATGCGCAGGGTCGCGGCCGAAGAGGATGAAAGCGACCGTCTTACGCGGATTTCCGGCCCGTCTCTTGAGCGCAAGCCCCGTTATGACGAGGTTATGCGTATCGGCTCCGAGCCTCGCACCTATTCTCGGGAGTCCGACCCCCGTTGTGAGGGTAAGGCATTCCTGGCTGACGTGGCTGCTGCTTTCCGTGGCTCTCCGGAAGCCAACGAGCGTCTTGCCCGGCACCAGCGGGAAGAGCGTGTTAATAACCCCCGGTATCAGGAAAGGGCAGCGGGCGACTTTAACTCGACCAATGCCTCGACTGCGATTATGGTGCCTGGCTATCTGCTCGATGAGTACGCGCACAAGCCTGCCGTTGCCCGGCCGTTTGCGGACTCCATTAACCACGTCAATCTGCCCCCGACCGGCATGACCATTGAAATCGGTCGCGAGTCCACGGCGATTTCCGCTGGTATTCAGTCTGGCGAGCTTGCTGCCGTTACCGGCTCCAACGTTGCGGTCACTAAGGCGAGCATTGCGGTTCAGACGGCTTCCGCTTGGACGAACATGTCTCGGCAGACGATTGACCGTGGCGAGATGACTGAGCAGATTGTCATGTCTAGCATGCTGGACGCGATGAACGGTGCGCTTGAAGCGCAGCTTATCCAGCAGACCACTCTTGGTCTTTGGGAGTGCTCGACTCAGCTTGCGTACACCGACGCTAGCCCGACACCCGCGAACATGCACCCGTACATTTTGCAGGCTGCGAGTAAGGTTTCCCAGGCTCTTCTGAACCGTGGCAAGCCGAATTCGGTCCTAATGGCTCCCCGACGCTGGTTCTGGTACCAAAGCGTGGTTGATGCGAAATGGCCGGTCGTTGGTCAGCAGGGCGTGGACGCTCAGCTTATCGGCACCTCCACTAATGCCGGTTACGACAATGGCGTGCAGGGTCGGCTTCCGTCTGGCCTTGACGTCTATCTGTCGGCTGCCGTGCCGCTGCTTGGCGCTGCGGCGGGTGGTCAGACTACCGGCGATGAGGATGCGGTTTTCGTCTATGACCGGAATAACCTTCACCTCTATGAAGCCCCCGGCCGTGAGGTCTTTATCCGTGCCGAGCAGCCTAACGCTGCCTCGCTCGGTGTGCTGCTCGTGGTTTACAGCTACTTCGCTTTTGACCACCTGCGTTATGGTGCGACTGCTATTCAGCGTATCCAGGGCACGGGGACTAAGGCTCCCACGGGCTTCTGAGCTTAGGCTCGAAACCCTTACAACTTAATAAGAAGCATCGAGCCCGGCTCACGATCACTCGTGGCCGGGCTCTTTGCGTTGGATCGCTTGTTTGTTGCTAAGGAATCTGCACGGGAACGAGGTGACCGGGCGAGTCTTCCGACTCTTCGAGCAAGCCACCGTGAAACTCGAAGTTGTGACGGTCGGCAAACACCCGCACGTGACGCTTGCGAAGGAAGGCACCCTTGCCCGCGTCATCGAGCGTGGCCCAGTGAGCCTCGATCGTGATCCCTTGCGGTACCGGCTCGAAGTGGTCAGGATCAAACGGGAGAGCCCGCAGATGCTCGATCTCGGCTTGCTTCGCCTCGACCACCATGTCAGTACCCGTGATCTTTTTGAGAGCGTCTATGTCGCGCTCAAGCGCGTGTATGGCCGTCTGGTGGTCATCGCCCGGCACTAGCCGGTATTCGACTAGCTCCAAGTCGCCACACAGGAACATCAACGCACCTTCGGTGCGCTCTTCGAGGTGATCCATCCGCATGTGAATCTTGCACGCCAAGCAGCGGTAATACCCGCCCGATGGACGGTCGCGCTTGACTTGGGCGTATAGTGGCTCTCCGCACTGTCGGCAGTAGGCCACGCGCAAAAGCATGTGCCCACCGACACGCTCGCCCCTAGTCTGTTCCCTCGACCTCAAAGCGGCCCGTAGCTGAGCGGCTTTCGTCTCGCCTAGTAGTTCGGCCGTCTTCGAGGCTCGAAGCACGCGCCTAACGGTATCCTCGCGCCACTCACGGCCGATCATCGTTAGGTGCCCACTGTCGTTAAGCCAGCGTTGAATCTGGCCGTTGCTCTTGCCAGCGATGGCCATATCCGCCATCGTGTCGAGGATATCGGCCGTACCGCCCGAGTCTGGCTCAAGCCCGCTTGTCTCTCGGTTGTACCGCCACCCATACGGCAGGCGGCCCCCTGGCCAGTGGCCAAGCTCGATCGTGGCGTCATAGTTCTCTTTGTTGCGCTCTTTGCCCATCTCACGCTCGAATTGCGAGAAGGTCGCGATTACCGTGCCCATCGCCCGGCCAGCGGGCGAATCGTCATCCCCAAGCTCGGGATTGTTGAGGATTACGAACCTCTTGCCGTGGCGCTTGCACCAATCGCGAAGCTTGAGATAGTCCGCGACGTTACGGCATGCGCGGTCGAGCTTGGTAACGACTAGCACGTCCCAGGCGGCCACCTTCGCAGGATCGGTTAGCCACGGCCCCAGCTCCTTACGGTTGAACGCTGAGGTTCCCCCGCTCGTGCTCAGGTCTTCGGTGATCTTGGCGACGGTGGCACCGTTGGAGTCTGCCCACCCTCGTATGGCGTTGCGCTGCACGGTCGGAGACATCGCGCGGTCACGAGTCTTGGACTGTCGGACGGCCCCAAGTACCCGCTGTGTCTGCTGGTCTTGCATCGTGCTCATCCCCTTCGAGCACGAGTGTATCAAACCTCAGGTCTTCGATGTGTCGAAGAAGTTGATGCCGAGCTCGTGCGCGTGGTCCATGACCGCGTGCGCCTCGGCGGCCGGCGTCAGCGACCCGAAGTTCATCGTCCCGAGGCAGAGCCGGCTCACGGACAGGCCAGAACGGCCCAGGTGCGTGTACTCCATGAACCTAGCTTTTCACGCGCCGGCTATGGCGTCCTGTTGGCGTCGATCTGATCGAAGTCGCCGTATCCGTTGCGGCTGCCGCCGCCGCCGGACCACTGCCACATCACCGCGTACTTGGACGCGCTGGTCTGGCCGCCGAAGAACTGCGCGCACACCGAGGTGCCGCGCAGGCACCATCCCGCGGGCGGGCGGGCCAGGCTGCTGGTGAACGGCTCGTAAGTCCACTCGTACGTGTTCGGTATCTTCGACGCCGTGCCCGTGCCGAAGATGGCCGCCCAGATGTCCGGCGCCGAGTACACGCCCGCCTTGT